CGTCGCACGTTTGCTGATGGTGGTGTGGATGAAACTATTACGACTCGTCGTATGATCCACATTGTTCGTGCCTTTGCGATTTTCAAGAATCGTGCTAAGGCAGTTGAACTCTGCTGCAATCGTTTTGACGCTGCAACTAAGGCTGCATTTATCGATCTGTACGATAAGGTTGAGAATCCTCAGCCTGAACCTGCTCCCGAAGTTGTAGCTGAGAAGACTCCAGAGAGCGAGGAAGTTCCTTTCTAAGATGGAGACAATTGGAAATTCTGGAGAGAATCCTCTCTCCAGGCTCCAAAAAGTTGCAAAAAAGATGAAAAAAACTGTTGACTTTTATTGTGACTTAGGGTATAATAATACCTGTGATGTTCGTTTTTGTGAAACTTTTTAAAGGAAATATATCATGTTGAAATTTGCAAACCTGTCACTCGCTCAAAAGCGTTTCGTTGTTGCTGTGCTGGAATCTAATCCGCAGTATAAGAAAGATCCTCAGATCACTCTGAAAGAATGCGCTGCAATTTATTACTCACTGCGTGACCAACGCACTGGTTCTAAGAATGAGAAGATCGGTTATCCGAACTGGCTCTTCAACAAGAACAAAGTCGAGCGTGGCGTGTACCAACTGCCTGTGCCGACTGCTACCGAACTTTCTGACTACCAGAAAGAACTTGACGCCAAACTGAATCCAGTTGTCAAGGCTAAGGCTAAAGTTGCAAAACTCGCTAAGGCTAAGACGGTCAATGTCAAGTCTACTCCTGCTGCAAAGGCAGAGAAAAAAGAAACTGCAATTGGGAAATCTCGTTTGCAGTCTGTTATCGAAGAATCTGAAGTAGTTGATACTGAGGTTGAAGACTTCAATCAGATTCTCCGTGAAAATGGTATCACTATTTAATAGATACTAGTTTCTTAATCGCTGGGGGTATGCCATCGCTCCCAGCGATTCTTTTCATTTGATGGTTTTATAATGGAGATATTATAATATGTCTAAGCAAGCTAAGCTACTTAACTACTTGAGCACTGGTGCTACAGTTACTGCTCGCCAGATTTCTGGTTCTTTTGGTTTGAGTAACCCCCATGACGCAATTTATCAGTTGCGTAATCAAGGGCATTGCATTTATAGCAATCGTGCAACCCTTTCTGACGGTACTGTTACTACTAAGTATCGTATTGGTCGTCCTACCAAGCGCATGGTTGCCATCGCTAACCGTGTTGTTGGTTCACAACTCTTTACTCGTGCTTAATTAGTGAGTTACATATGGGCATTCGTTGAGTGCCCATATTTGATTTCATTGGAGATAACATGAGTGGTGATCACAATATGAACCAAAAAGATAAAGTAAAAGCGAGCCAGACAGCCACTACAGGTGGTCGTAAATTTGATGGTGGTAAATTACAATATGGTTTACTACCACCACTCGCATTAAAAGCAACCGTAGAAATTCTAACATTTGGTGCGGAAAAATACGAACCAGATAACTGGAAACATGTGCCTGATTCAAAACGAAGATACTTTGACGCAATGCAAAGACATCTCTGGGCATGGAAAGAGGGAGAGCAAAACGATCCCGAAAGTGGTAAGAACCACTTGGCACACGCAATGTGTTGCCTAATGTTTTTATACGAACATGATGTAAAATATTCAAAGGATTAATATGAACCTAACACCAGAACAGTCTAAGCAACTACGTGGAGCCATTAATGAGATTAGCGCATCGATGACTCGCACAGAAGCAGAAAGAGATCTTATTAGAGAAATTGTTAAAGATCAATCTCAACAATTACAAATTCCTAAGAAACTTATTTCTAAGATCGCCAAAACTTATCATAAACAGTCTTTAACACAGGATATCCAAGACCACGAAGATTTTATTGAACTTTATGATAAAGTTACAAAATAATTTTGCTTTATATGTGGTTTTCGAGTATAATTTTTATACATAGTAATGTGTTTATTTGAATGGAGAAAATATGAAACTTAGTAAAGAAACTGTATCTCTTATTAAGAACTTTGCTGGAATCAACAGCAACTTACTTCTTAAGAGTGGTAATAAACTTGCCACAATCAGTGCGCAGAAAAATGTTATGGCAGACGCAACCGTAACAGAAACATTTCCCGACTTTGGAATCTATGACTTGAATGAGTTTTTGGGAGCAATGTCTTTATTTGATGATCCTGATCTCGATTTTCAAGATAAGTATGTTTCAATTAAACAGGGTAGCATGCAAATTAAATTCTTTGCAGCTGATGCGTCAGTATTGACAGCACCCCAGAAAGCGATTACCTTCCCTGACGCTGAGATCAACTTCAACATGTCTGCTAATATGTTGAGCATGATTCAGAAAACTGCTTCTGTTCTACGTGCAACTGACTTATCTATTGTTGGTGATGGATCTACTCTAACGGTGCAAGTTGGAGATAAAAAGAATGCCACTGGCAACTCTTTCAGTGAAGCAATTGGTTCTACTGATAAGACATTTAAAGTTAATCTGAAGGTAGAGAACCTAAAGATGCTTCCAGGTGATTATGTAGTCAGTATTTCTAGTAAGAAAATTTCTCGTTTTAAAGGAACAGGTGATCTTGTATACTATGTAGCAGTTGAAGCAGATTCTACATTTGACTTTTAATCTGAGGATTGTATATTATGAATATTCGTGATGATATGTTTCTGTGGGTGGAGAAATACCGTCCGCAGAAAATTGATGATTGTGTTCTCCCAACTTCTTTGAAGACAACCTTCAAACAGTATATTGATCAGGGAGAACTGCCAAACTTTCTGTTCTGCGGGACAGCAGGAACAGGTAAGACAACTGCAGCAAAGGCACTCTGCAATGAGATTGGTGCAGAGTATCTTCTTATCAATGGCTCAGAAGAATCTGGTATTGATACCTTGCGAACCAAGATCAAAGGATTTGCATCAACCATCAGTCTAACTGATTCAAAGAAAGTTGTCATCCTAGACGAAGCAGATTATCTGAATCCAAACTCGACACAACCAGCATTACGTGCATTTATTGAAGAGTTTAGTAATAATTGTCGCTTTATTTTTACATGTAATTTCAAAAATCGTATTATTGAACCACTACATAGTAGATGTGCTGTTGTTGAGTTTAAAATTCCAACTGAAGAGAAGCAGAAAATTGCTGCTGGATTTTATCGTCGTGTAGCAGACATTCTGTCAATCGAACAAGTTGAGTTTGATCCAAAGGTTGTTGCAGAACTTGTAACAAAACATTTCCCAGATTACCGTCGCATTTTAAACGAACTCCAAAGATATTCTGTTAGTGGTAAGATTGACTCTGGTATTTTAATTAATATGTCAGAAGAGTCTTTTAAGAATCTTATCCGATTAATGAAAGAAAAAGATTTTACTGAAGTTCGTAAATGGATTGGGAAAAATTCTGACACAGACACTACATCACTTTTTAGACAATTGTATGATACTGCATCGATCAATATCGAATCAGCCAGTATTCCATCTCTTGTTTTAATCCTAGCAGATTACCAATACAAGTCCGCATTTGTAGCTGACCATGAACTAAATAATATGGCAGCACTCACTGAGATTATGGCTCAGTGTAAATTCAAATAAGGAAATGTAAATGGAATTTTTAATCCTTTTCTTTACTCTACTCGTAGGTATTAAACTTGGTTGGAATGCTAGAGAAAGACATGCTGTTCATAGTTTAAATAAATTATTTCAAGAAGCAGAACAAACCCAACTTGATAAAAGAATTATTATTAATGTAGAGCAACATAGTGGATGTTTTTATATTTTTAATAAAAATACTAGTGAATTTATGGCACAAGGTAAAACCATAGAAGAGGTAGAAAAGGCTCTTTTGTTAAAGTTTCCAGGAAAGCGATTTGCAGCTTCTGAAGAAACTATAAGGACTCTTTATAATGACCCCATTTGATTTTATTAATGCTATTAATTTCACAAAACAAAATCTATTCGAAGATAGTCAGGCAAAGAAAGATTACTTACCATTTATTGTGAATCGTGGTCTTTCGTATTTTCCAGATACGGTTCTTTATGCCAATGAGATGAATCGTAATTCTGGTATCCCAGAGGACTGGCAATTTTTCTTTTTACTAAATAGTATCTCAAAGAAGAAGAGATTCAGCAAATGGTCTAAGAAAGACCCAGAAACTGAGTCTCTTTCGCTTGTAAAAGAATACTATGGGTATTCGACTGAACGTGCGTGTGAAGCATTGAGTATTCTTTCGGATGACCAATTAGTTATGATAAAAGAAAAATTATATAAAGGTGGAAAATAATGACTGTCGAAATGATTTACTACGACTGGACTCCAGAATCCATGCTTGAGGTGACGCTACCAGAGCCAGACAACTTTCTGAAGATTAGAGAAACTCTGACTCGCATCGGTATTGCATCCCGCAAAGAAAACAAACTATTTCAATCCTGCCATATTTTACATAAGCAGGGTAGGTATTTTATCGTTCATTTTAAAGAGTTGTTTGCTTTAGATGGTAAGGAATCGAACATCACACAAGGTGATGTAGAGAGAAGAAATGCTATTGCAGGTTTATTGCAAGACTGGGAACTGTTAAAGATTCTAGATAATAAGCAAGCAGATTCTAAGGCATCATTGTCTCAGATTAAGGTGGTCTCTTATAAAGAGAAAAATGAGTGGGAACTTGTTCCAAAATATAACATAGGAAAGAAAGCAAAATGATTAAACTTGAATTGAGTATTGCAGAAGTTAATACTATTCTTCGTGTATTGGGTAAACATCCTTTTGAGGAAGTGGTTTCTCTGATCCAGAACATTAAAACTCAGGGTGACCCTCAAGCCCAAGCAGTTGCTGAGGCAGAAGCAAAGGCTGCTGAATTACCAAAGGCATAAATAGATTTGCATCCCTCGGGATGGGAACGTAAAGACTCTACTACCTTAGGAGCGTCTTAAGGCTGGCACTACGATAAGGTGTCCCTGTAACACAGTAAGCAGGATTAACCGCATTGCCTTCGGGGATGCATTTTAACTTACTCGCTTATTAAAGGAGCAAAAGCATGACTAGATTCATTCCATCTGTATTCAGCGATCTTTCAAACTTCGACAAGTTCTTTGTCGGGTTCGACGATCAGTTCAAACGCATGCAAACACTGCATGATGATTTGACTAAGAATATTCCCAACTATCCTCCATACAACATCAAGAAAGTTGACGAAAA